CTTTGTCATCGGTACTGCACCGCTGTCCAAGGCAACTGGCACCGCCGCAACCGCTGGCACCCCTGTGCTGTGCACCAGCTACACCGAAGCGGAGGAACAGTTGGGTTATGACAACGACTGGGCAAAGTTCACCGTTTGCGAGGTGATGTACTATCACTTCAAGCTGTGTGCCTGCCAGCCGGTCATTTTCCTGCCGCTCGCAGAAAACGCCGAGGCAGAGGCTGCGGCAGCTGCCGTGGAGCAGGTCGAGGCTTGTCTGACGATGTTCGGCATTGTGCCTGACCTGATTATGGCACCCGGCTTCTCCAAGGAGGCTACCGTTGCTGCTGCGCTGGCTGCAAAGGCGGGCTCCATCAACGGTATGTTCTCTGGCAAGGCTCTGGTGGATATTTCTGCAAAGACCTATACTGCCGCAGTGCAGGCCAAGAACGCTGGCACTTACGACCAGAAGTCCATTCTGTGCTGGCCTAACGGCACTCTGGGCGAAAAGAAGTTCCACGGCTCTACCATCATGGCGGGCTGCCTTGCGGAGACCGACACCAAAAATGGCGGCATCCCCTACGAGAGCCCTTCCAACAAGACTGTCCACATCGACGGCCTGTGCGATGATGACGGTGCAGCCATCAACCTGACCTACAATCAGGCAAACGTGGTCGATGCCGCTGGCATCTGCACGTTCCTGAACTTCATGGGCAGCTGGACCGCATGGGGCAACCACACTGGCTGCTACCCCAAGTCCACTGACGTGAAGGACTACTTCATCCCCATCAGCCGGATGTTCGACTATGTTTCCAACACGCTTATCAAGACTTTCTGGTCTAAGCTGGACAAGCCGATGAACCGCCGTCTTAT